AAAATAAGTGGAAATACAATTACAACAACATCAGGAAATTTAAATTTAGATTCATTCACAGACACAGTTGCTTTTAGTGACAATGTAAACATCACAGGAAATTTAGATGTTGGTGGAGATATAACGATTGGTGGTAATGTAACAATTGGTGATCAAACAACTGATAACATTACAATATCGGCGGGTATAGCATCAGATTTAATTCCAGCAACAAACAATTTGTACAACATTGGTTCGTCAACAAAAAATTGGAACACACTTTTTGCAAACGAGGCAATTGTTGACAGTGTAAGAATTACAGGAAATAAAATTGAGTCAATAGACACAAACGCAGATTTAGATTTAAGAACAAGTGGCACAGGAAACATAACACTTGAAAACTTTACTGCATCAGGTGACACAATCACAAATACTTCTGGAGACTTTATAATAAATCCAGCAAGTTCAGTGTTTAAAGTTGCAGGTACAGGTTCAATTAGAATACCATCTGGTAACACAGCACAGAGACCTAACCCAGCAGTGGCAGGTATGATGAGATACAACACACAGACAAATGTGTTTGAGGGTTACAATGGCTCAAACTGGATAGCATTGACAGGTGTTTATGACCTTGACCAAGACACATATATCACAGCAGAACTTACACCAGGTAATGATGATGACACAATAAGATTTTATGCGGCTAACCAACTTGTTGCAAACGTAAATTCAACAAGATTTGACGTCACAAAATTAGTGGTTGATAACATAGAAATTAGTGGAAACACACTGACAACCACTGGAGTTGACCAGGATTTGATCCTAAATGCCAATGGAAATGGTAGTATAAGGATTGAAGACTTCAGATTCCAAGGAAATACGATAACTAATATTATATCTGCTCCGTTGAAGTTAAAAACAACTGGAACTGGGTATATTGATGTATCAGACGCTGGTGGATTTGTTATTCCGGTTGGAACAACAGTTGATAGACCAGTAACTGGCTTGTTAGGTATGATCAGATACAATACCAACGACGAGCGGGTTGAGTTATATGATGGCGTACAATGGGGATCAATTGCAGGATCTTCAGGTGCAGTTAGTATAATCGATGCAACAGAAATAGCCGTACAAATGGCGGTAACATTAGGATAGAATAAAATGGCAACGACCTTTAGAAACAATGTAACAAAAAATATAGGAACTGTACCTAACTCTGTTTACACAGCAGGAAATGGAATTTACACAACTGTCGTTGGTATGGTTTTAGCAAATTTAACAGAATCAGTTGTGAAAGCAAGTGTAACTTTAACAGCGACTCCAGATTCAGTTACAGGTTTTATAGTAAAAGATGTATTGATTGCACCTAACTCCAGTTTACGTGTGTTGAACTCTGGAGAAAAATTAATTGTTGCAAGTCAAAACAGTTTGAACGTACAAGCAAATATTAACGACTCACTTGATTGTGTGTTAAGTTACGTGGAGATAAGTTAAGATGTCAAATACGGTTGGACAGGATACAGTTGTTTATTTAGAAAATGGTATAAAGTCGAGATACTTCTACGGATTAAGAAGAACAGACGAAGGCACTTTATACATTGGAAAAGTTGACCAACTACAAGCAAATGATCCTGTAACAATTAACGTGCCAGGTGCGATAGTTGACAACTACGAAGGCTTCGACCAAGGTGAAGATTTTTACGAAGGAAGAGATTTAAATCACGCTAAACCATTTAAAAATTTAAAGTACGAACAATTTAGATGGGACGATGTAAATTTAAATTATTACATCAACAGCGAAGGAGAATTTGTTGTTCGATTAAACAGTAAAGTTGGAGACGGAACTATCACGTATCCACAAACTGATGAAACTTTAGTGGCACAACCAAGTGTGTTTACTATGGATAAGAACACAATTAAATTTGATAGTAACGAAATAACATTCGATAGAACGTAAACGTGGGAGGATACGAAGAATGACAAGACAACTAATTAATACCGGTACTTTACCTAACGATGGTCAGGGTGACTCGTTACGTGATGCTGGTACAAAACTGAATTCCAATTTCAGTGAATTATACACTGCACTTGGAAACGGCACGACATTAACAGTCGTACAAAATAATTTATTCAACGCAACAGGATCTAACAAGATAGCCTTTAACTATGCCGCATTGAGTGACTTACCCAATGCAACAACGTATCACGGAATGTTCGCCCACGTACACGCCGAGAACGCGGCTTATTATGCTCACGCAGGAGCATGGGTCAAACTTGTTGACGCAAACAAGTCAATTGACCTTCTATCGGATGTAGATACTTCAACAGCGGCTCCGACAAACGGACAAGCATTAGTTTGGGACGCTGGTGGCGGAAAATGGAAACCGGGAACTGTACAAGCAGGCGGCGGTGGCGGTGGCGGTTCAACCACGTTCACGGGACTAACAGACACGCCAAGTTCGTTCAGTGGTTACGCAAATGGTTTCCTAAGAGTTAATTCTGCGGCAGATGGTCTTGAACTAACAACAAGTTTTGGAATAGACACTTTGTCAGATGTTGACACAACATCTACTCCACCAACTTCAGGACAAGTTTTAAAATGGAGTGGTACAAAATGGCAACCGGCGGCTGATGCAACGTCAGGTGGTGGTTCAGCAGATGCTACAACATTAGATGGTTTAGATAGTACATACTTCTTAAACTACAACAACTTAAACAACAAACCTACAATCGCAACTGCATTTACAGGATTGTCAGATACTCCTGCAAACTTCACAGGTGCTGAAGGTAGATTTGTTAAAGTAAACGCAGGTGGTACAGCATTAGAATTTGTTACTTCATCAGCGGCTTCAACTGCATTCAACGATTTAACAGACGTTACGGCGGCAGGTGCGGCACAAGGTGATGTGATTTACTACAACGGAAGTGCATGGGTAACACAAAATGGTCCAACAATGAGATGGAGCATTGGTGCAAACGGTTCATCAGACTACACATTTAGTGGTCCTGGTTTTCCAACAACTACCAATGATCCAGTGTTATACTTGAACAGAGGACACACTTACATTTTTGTAAACACAACTGGAACAACACACCCATTTGAAATTAGAACTTCTAACAACGGAAGTGCATACACTTCAGGAGTTAGTGGATCACAATCAGGAACACAGGTGTTCACTGTACCAATGAACGCACCAAGTACTTTATATTATCAATGTACGATACATGGTGGAATGGGTAACACAATTAATATTATAACATAAGGATTATAATGGCACAAGTTTTTGGAGTAGGCATAGACGAATTACAGAAGACACTTGGTAACAACAGGTATTTTTATGGTTTACGCAGAACTTCAGATGGAACAGTTTACATGGTAAAAGCAGATTTGCTTGAACTTGAGGATGGTGTAGAACTGAACAGATCAGGTAACATTGACGACAATTACAATAACTGGTCACGTGGAGAGGACTTTTTTGAAGGAAGAGACACTCAACACAAATTGGTTTACAAAAACCTTGTTTATGAACAGTACAAATGGGACGGAAGAAACCTATTTTACTATGTCAATAAAGACGGCGAATTAGTATTAAAAGTTAACGAGGCGCAAACGTACACTGGTTACGTTGAACCTTATAGTAGTTAGAGGAAATAAATAGTAGTAAGGAATTAATCAATGGCAGATTTTCGAATAGATAGGATACGTTTTAGATGGAGAGGTGACTGGTCAGCAGGGACTCTTTATGTAAAAGATGATGTCCTAAGATTCGGTGCAAAAGTTTATGTTTGTGTTGAAGTACACACGTCAGACTCGAACTTTTACAACGATTTAAACGCAACTATTCCAAGATGGACACAGATGATGGACGGTCAAAGTTGGACCGGCGCATGGCAACCATCTACATTTTACAAAATAGGTGAACTTGTTAAAGTTGGTGGTCTTATCTATAAATGTATAGAAGGACATACTTCTAATGCATCAGCAACTAATGGTGTATTAGGTGATGAAACTAAATGGGTTTACTTTGCACGTGGAGAGGATTGGGCAAGTGTATGGCAACCAAACACTCTTTACAACGTTGACCAAACAGTAATCTACGGTGGTTCGATTTGGAAGTGTAACACAGCACACACTTCAGCGACAGCAGATGATGGATTACAATACAACGCAGATTTCTGGGATCAATATTCTAGATCAGACAACTGGAGAGGTGACTGGACTAACAATACTTTATACTATCCAGATGATATTGTATATCATGGTGGTATGGTGTACAGATGTCTATCAGGACACAGATCAGCGACTACAAATGAATTCGTAAATCCAACAGTTGCAGTTAGCAACGTGTCCGGAACAAATTTTACATTCGCAATTTTTAGAGTTGCAGGAACTTACTATGTAAGAACTATAACTGCTGGTTCAGGTTACACTGCTTTAGGAACTTTAACAATTTATGGAGCAAACATAGGCGGAACAACAGGAGCCAACGATGCTGTGATAACAATCAACACAG